ATCTACATATGCTGTAGTTGCTACCGATGTTGAGTTGTTGTTAGCAGATTTTGTAGTTGCTATTGCAGAAGAACCAAGATCTAAAGTGCCTGAGAATGTTTTGTTGCCAGAAATAGTTTGAGTACTGGTTAATGTAGTAAATGCACCAGGGCCAGCAATAGGTATAGGGGTACCTGTTCCTCCAGCTCCTGAGGTTCCTTTTCCATAATAGAGTATGTCGTCTACTTCTGTATAGGCTAATTCTGCGTTCTCTAAAGATCCTGGAGCTCCAGATACCCCTCCAACTGCTCTTCTTTTGATTCTAATTGTATTAGCCATGATTAAAAATTTCCTCCATCGGTAAGGTTTTCTTCAGGGTGATTAACCCAAACTGAACCGTTATAACGCAAAACGTTACCTGTGCTCACTGTTGTAATAGTAACGTCAGTCAATCCATTTAAAACTGATTGAGTAGTAATTGCGGTTTCTGCAGATATTATCCTATCTTTGACCGTTAAATGACTGCCTGCTGGATTTAATCCAATAACCGTTTGCATGGCTTCAATGGCGTCATTCACGTTAGCATGTTGTTGATGGTGAGGTACTGTTGCTGAATTGAGTGGGTCAGACGATGTCGGATTGATCAATACGTCTAACGCTGCGGGATACTGGGTGCTCATAAAAATCCTTTATAAACTAAATATTTTATATTGATCGTTACTCCAATTAATTGTGACTGAAATAGGATCAGTAGTAGCAGCTATTGGAAGTCCAGTAGCTGTGTCGATATAGGCTAGGAGTCTAGATGTGGCTCGAACGCCAGTATCTTTGTATAGAACTAAGTAAGCGAATCCGCTATTTCCGTAGTTTTCTACTGTTATATTATCTGCATCAAAGATACCAGAGGCGGTTGTTTTTCCAGTCAATAAACTAGTTGTTGCTGCGACTGAATCTTCACTAATGCTTGATAAAAATTCATGTGTACTTAAATTTACTGTATAGGTATTTTTTACTAGTGCAATTTTGATATTATTATCAGTTAAATCAAATAGGCCCTCTAACAGACCTTCTTTACCTTTCACATACAATGCATTAGCCATCAGATACCTACTTCTGCTGATACAATTACTCTATATTTATATCCAGTCTCGAAATAAGTCTTGCTATCTGTATAATAAACTGGAGTTGCATCGGTAGAAGGAAAGTCTATATAAACATCTGGTTTCCACGAATGCATCGAGACTTGAGCCGGAAGCGTTTCCCACCTGGTTGGCGTTTTTTGTATCTTTTTACGTTGTGCTTTAAAATACTTACTCGTTAAAAAGTTTGATGCTGGACGAGAACTAAATGAGATAATAGTTCTTCCATTATTCTCATCATTTCCTATATAGAAATCACCATTATTTGGACTAACAGATTCTATATAGAAATTAGGATTTTTAGCTAAGATTTGATACCCAGTTTCGATATCAGCTCTAATAGATTTATCCTCTACTAAAACTTCATTTAAAACAGTAGCTTTACTTTCCTGTAGGGTTGACGGAGTAGCAGACTGTGTTTGGCTAGTGAAACTGATTCTTTCTTCAGGGACAGTCATGCCCGAAGAATCTAGCAAGTTTTGAACTCGGACAACATAGTCTACATTAGGAGATAAAATTACATCCCAATATAAAGTTAAAGTTCTACTAATCTGATTGTAATCAGTAATAGTATTAATAACCCTAAATGGTGAACTTACCTGAACAGGTGTAGCTGCGTCAGTATATACCAAAAAATTTGCATCAACTAAGGATGCTATTTTAATAGTTCTACCAAATTTAATATTAACAGTATTAACGCTTACTGTAGCGTTATCAATAAGATATAAGGCCACTCAACACACTCCAAATTCAAAACCTAATGTAATAGTAATAAATTAATTCGATAAAAAGCAGAGGGGGCAGTAGATTTCTCTACCGCCCCCAAAGCTTCAGGGTAATTTGTAACTATAACGACCCTAAGGTTTTTATCAGACTGATGTTTCGTTAGTAACCTGTACTTCATAGTTACGGCTGAGTCTGACGTTCTTAGCAACAGTGATACCTTCACCATCGCCAAGCATAACGATGTCGTAACGCTCTTTCATCTTGAGCTGGCGAATATCGCGGCCCGGATCGTCGAACTGATCGGTACTCATCTCGTCTTTGACGAGAAGTGTTCCGACTTCATTACGGTCGATGAGGAAGAGGTCTGACTTAGCTGCTGTTGCACCACTCTTAGCTGTGAAGCTAACGAAAGGAGAAACAATAACGTTCAGTCCCATAGGAGCAGTCTGATTCAATGCACCGTCTGCTGACTGAGGACGATAACCCCAGCTTGTTCCAACGCCTGACGCTGCGCCACCTTGATGGAAGACGGCATCCTTGAGGAAGATCGACCACATGAGGGGGTGCAAAATAAAGTCTGTTGGAATATGGTTTTCAGCCATGAGAACCGCTGCCATGTCAATAATGTCGTCCCACTTAATTGTCTGGTTGGCGGCACCGTTGATATTGACACCGGTTGTGTCATCGTAGGCAGCGTCGTCGTTGTCAAAAACGATTGTAGCTGCATCTTTGAATCGGCTCAGAGCAATTTGCTCCTTAAGGCGAGCCATAGCACGGCCAGCTGCGCGAACATGTAAACCAACAATGTCCCAAAGTGAATCAGCGATCACTTCTTCTGTGAAAGAAAGCTTAACACCCTTCTTTGAGACCTTGCCCTCTACCTGCTTTGCGAAAGCGAGTGCTTGTTCTGGATACTCTTGTCCTTCTGGGATCTCAGCAGCTTGAATAGCATTGACGGCCGGGAATTCCAATGAACGTCCCTTGCCGAGACGAACAGTGGAAAGCAATGGAGTCACTAAAAGCTGTGGCTCTGCTGCTTCTCTGAGCGTACGTGAGAGAACTTTCGGGAAAAGTGCTGCTGCGTCTGACGATGCAAAAGCTTCCTTAATTGTTACTCTATTTTCTGCGTCGATATACCCGTCCTCGGTCATTGCTGTCTCCCAAGCTGGGAGACCCGAGAGGAGCTCTTGGATTGTCTTAGTCATCTTAGGAATATTCCTCCTGTGTTATTGTTTCTTATTTATTAGAGTGTCAGGTTGACGCGGAATGCACCAATGACATTAGTTACATCTAGATTCGAACGAATACCGAGCTTACCAGTATTAGGACCAGCCTTGGTAAGTTCATAAACGGTCTTCAACGCACCCGGATCTGATGGAAGCTGCATGTAGCTGAGGAGGCCGTCATCAAAGTTTGTAGCAAACTTCTCGACTTCGACAACCTTACCTACTTGCAAGTAGCTGTATACGGCACTGGTGTCGTAAAAATCACCAGCTGCAGCCAATACTGGACGTCCCATTACGTCGGAACGAACTACTGAACCAACTGTCACGTCATTGTTAATACCGCTGACCATTGGATACTCTACATAGCCGTGAGTGATAAATCCAGCACCTTGCGAGGTACCTTTATCGAAGGGTCTGTAAAGATCATACTGTGCGCAACCGATAGGAATCGAACGAGCAGGGACTGTAACTGTGTCAGTTGCTCCAGACGAGTAATTCGGTGTTGCGCCATCTGTGGGGTCCCACGTTGTGGGCATGTTGTCGCCCCATACCTTGTTTGAACTCGTACCGTTAGCAGGAACAATGCGAGCGTCACCGTTAGCATCGGCTACAACTGAAAGGATGGTTCCCTTAGGGATGACAATCTCAAAACGATCATCTTCACTGTCGTAATACCATGTGGGTAGACCGGGGTGTGGCAACAAGTATGCTGCGGGAGCGATGCCCTCAGAAACAACGAAGCGACCTGCACCGGTCTTACTATGTACTTTGCGAAATTTTGCTAAACTCATTTTTTTATCTCCTTAGATATTATAGTTTACGTCTACCCATTAGGGCGTCTACTAAAACTTGCTCGAAAGACTCTTTGGGATCAGAAACTTTAACTATTTCTTCTTCCATGTCTACAGTTAGTACGTTATCTTCTTTAGCTAAAACTTCAGCCTCTGAGGTAATAACGGGCATATTCATCATCTCGTTAATTCTTTTACCAAACTTAATTGGTGTTTTAGCGAGATCTCTTAAGCTATCAGCCAAAGATGATGCTGTTCTTGTAGAATGCTCTTCAATTAACTTCTCTCTATCATCTGAAGATTCAAGATTAAAACTAATTTTACTATCTACAACTCTTTCAACTAGTGTTCTATGTAATGCACTCTTGAGTTTTGTATTTTCTTCTTCAAGAAGTTTAATTTTATCATTTAACTGTAAAAGATCTTGCTCAATGCTGCTTGTACTTGCAATGAGTTCACTGTCTTCAACAATTTCTTCTTGAACTTCATCGTCCACTTGAGACGATGACTCTTCTGTAGGTTCTGTGATTTTGGATTCTACATCTTGTACATCCGTATCTACTGAACTTTCAACTGAGTCCTTATTCTCCTCCAAAATTGCAGGGGCGTCCTCTTCAGATTTTTCTTCTGTATTCTCTTCTGTGGACGAAGCTTCACCAAGCACTTCGGGGCTTTCTTCGATGCTCGAAGATGCTATGGTTGAAAGATCTTCACTCAAACCCTGGACTGCAGTGAGTATATCGTCGTTCTTGACGTCTATATCCATATTAGAATTCTCCTGACAATTATCGATATTTTTATTCTGATCAGATAGTAATGAACTATCGCTGTATTTGTAATTTTCGTTCTCCTGTATGGAAAGGGCTGTTAAGAATGCTCCCTTTAACTGGAGGTAAATCGGTTTAGATTCTTTTTTCTTCATATCTGAAAGAATTGATCTATTTTCTTGAATTGAAAAGATATCTTCATTATCCATACTCAATACAAATGCGTTACTTCGAGCAATCCAATTTTCCGAATCAGAAAGTTCTGTTTTGCCGTCGATTGCTTTTAGGGCTCTAACGCCTGACTTTTGATCTGCGGGTTGATTGACGAATGAGTATTCTTTAAAACTAATGTCTTGCATATCTACGTAGGCGAGTTTGCCCTTGTAGACTTTGCCTCTTTTATATTTAACTACCTTAGGTCTACCTGATGCATCTTCTGTTGCTAGATCTTCCCCTGAGACGCTACAGACTGCCTTGCCAGCCCTTCCACCGACAGAACCGGTCAAGTATCTCTTATCGAGAACTTTTTGAGCAGCGACGGGATCAGTGATTGCTATTTGCAAACGAACAAATGAAGAACCATCTTCTTCTTTATCCATTTTCGCAGCCATGACCCTGCCAATAGCTTCTGTGTTCAAATCATGATTAAGGATGATTGGCTTTGGATATGGATCCACCCATGATTGAAGTGCTTTCTCTAATTCTTGTGCGGAATAATTATTATAATTAGAAGTGAGGCCCTCATGAATTGCAGCGACTTCTATAATTAGACCGTTCTTTGAATTAAATGACTCTGAAAAATTGATATCCGACTTAGAAAAGTCAGGAAGTTCTAATGTAAAATTTTCTATAAAGTCAAATGACATGTAAATCACCTATTGATGTATAATTCTTTTTTATATAGTAAGTTTATTTTTATAACATTAAACAAATTTATATGAATATATCAGACTTTAGCATAGTTGTCTGATAAAGATTCATATCTATCATCTCCATTTTGGAGAAATGATTGATAAAATACTTCTGACATAATATGTGGAGCATAAATATATGATGCACAGTATAGCTTAAAGTTTTCTTGTTTGCAAGCTAATGACCAGCCAACATCTTCGCCTTGTTGATGAACGTTATAAGATATGTTGTTATAAACATCTTTGTTCATCATTTTTGCAGCCATAATTACATCTGATTGAAAATATGTTCCAAGTTCATATTTTTCTTTTCTATAAGCTTTTGACGGATCATCCTGTCTCCAATTCATGACACTCGGATATAGTGTTCCAATTGGTGTCATAAACATCAGCGGATTGACTGCGTCTGCTCCAGATTTAATATGAGCTATTAATAATTCTATTGTATTTGGATTTGTTAGTAAAATATCTGAATCTAAACTAAAGTAATAATCAGGTTGAACATCTCGCACTGTTTGCAATAGTGAGTTTCTTAAAGAAACCATATTCACATATTTAGATATATTCCATTGTCTTCCATTGTTTGAATGCTCAAAATGGGGAATATCTTCTCTTACCTTAATTTCGAAATAAGGTATATTTTTATCAAATTTTTTCCAAGCTTCTAATGAAGCTATTGTTTCTTTATCATCTGGAGAAACTTCAAAAACAAAACCAATTTCTTTGAAATTAACTGACTGATTTATTAGGCAGCGTATCCAATGTGGAAGAATCCAAGATCTTTTGTACATTGGAGTTCCAATCAAAAGTTTCATGAATTATTTTTTTTCTTCCTCTGATACTACAGTAGTAGCTTCTTTCACTTTCATGATTGGCTTCTCTTGCGCGGGCGCGAACGCGGGCACGGGGGCGCTCTCAGGCTCGGGGTTCGAAAATAAAAATTCTTCAAGTTCCGTAACTCTGTCCGTTAATTGAGATATAACATCAGAGATTACTTCAAGGGCTAATCTAGTTTGACCATTATCTACAACTTTTTGTAAACCTTGAATTGCGTCTTCTGTTCCTAGATAATCTGATATTTTGTTATTCTTTATTATCATTTTGTTCGACATTAATTTCATCCTTTTCATCATTTGTATAGACTATAGTATACTCTGATTCAAGCGCATTTTCAACTAGTGTCAACCAAGCATTATCTGATCTTCTAATATTTGCTGATGTATTTCTTCCCTGCTGATTAGTTGGGCGTATTACATTGCCTGAACCTTTTCTTTTATTAGGAAGATTTCTTTGACCCTTTTGCGCAGGGTCTTGTTTATCTGCGTTCATAGTGGCGTCTTTAGACTTCGATGACATGCTAAGTTCTGCTTGCTTTTTGCTCATATCCATTTGAAGTTGCGCTTGAATAGCGGCATAGAATTCTTTTGGATTATGGTCAGCATCCATACCTAATTCCATTCTTGCTTCAGACAATCCAATTAAATTACTTGTAAACTTTTGAATAGTATGAGTTTCTTTTTTGACTTGAGTGTCAACATCTATTTCATTAAACTTAAAGTAACAACGATCCGAAACATCACTTTCAAGTGGATTAGTCATAGGATCAAATCCGCCTTCGAGCAAAAGTTCATTGAACAAATGGACTCTTACCATCTCAGAAAAAAGCTTTTGATACTGTTTCACTTTATCATAAAGAGCTGTATCTAATCTATCTGTCATGGATCTATTGCCACCGCCCATTGACATTCCCAAGTGATGGGGAGCTACGCCTAGACCAACAGAAACTCTTTCTTTAAAGTGATCAAGATATTTAGATGCATCTAGTGCTGTGTTAGCAGCACCGATAACTTCTATATTATGACGGAAAGGCAGGATTAATCCACCCTCTGCTCTAAGATTTTCTAACTCTTCGCCAGCTGTACTTATTTCATGAGGTTCAGCTGGTTGATCTGCAGTCCCTATGGTGTATTTGTATAATGGGAACAACTCTCTATGAACCAGGTTTTGAATGTCTTCCTCTATCTGACGGAGGGCAACAATGTCATCTAGTGCTGATTCTATAAATGGTGTTCCAAATGCTCTACCAGTTTTCTTATCAATATAGACATGAATAACTTTGTCAGCGGTCCATACTGGATCGCGATCTGAGGGCATATAAGTTAATGGATCTGTACTCTGTTGATACTTTTGAGGCCTATTATGCTTATCCCTTAAGATTCTTACTTGCTCAGTGGGTATCAGATAATATCCAACAACGGGTTGATCTGTGTTAACCCCCTCTAAGGGAGTTGGAAAATATTCAGATATATCACCGCGTGCTTTGACTATAAAGGCGTTTCCATATTTAAAGAGATGGTCCGTAACTTCGATCAAGAAATCTAGGAAAGGGCGTTTCATTGCCATTTCCATAAAATCTATTCTTTGATATAAATAGGAAATTGCTTCTGGATTTTCCCCGACAATTTTCCAATTCTCTTTCCAGAATAATTCTTTATATTTATTTAAAGCTTGCTTTACATATGAATCAGTATCAGCTGCCTGCATGATTCTATGGAAATCGTACGGAGAAGGTTCGAATGTAGATCTTTTACTAAAGAAATAAGTATTACCTTGAAATCCCAGAGCTAGCGACGCAACTTTCATTGATCTACTAACTGATCTAATTTCTTCGCCATCCAGTGCTTTGGCTATAAAATTATTATTTTTATCAACTTGCCTAAAGGGCAAATAGTCAAAGACTGCCATGTATCTCTCCAATATGAAAACTATATATAATAGTAGCTAAAGTGGTGTTTTTTTATAAGTTAATCAGTTAACATCGAGATTAGCTTTATCAAAAGCGTTTTTCATAATGATATTTTTAACAGCTTCAATCCAAAAAATTGTCTCTGCTTCATTAAAATCGCTTCTGTACTGGAGATTCGCATTTGAAATCTTAATTTCAATTCCAAATTCTTTAGCTTCTACTGGCTCATTTGCTTGAATTTCTTCAATTATTTCAGTTGTTTCTTCTGACATTTCATTTACCTCACTCAAAGTTGTCTGTTTTTGTTTGTTTAATTGTTTTTTCTGTTTTAGCTGGCTGCATTGCAGCGATTAAGTTTGCAACCTTAATGTTGAGTTGCTTAATTGTTGCCTCTTTTACCACCAAATCGGTTGTTAACTGGCCAATTTTTTCGCTGAATGTTTGAACTAAAATATTAATATCTAAATCGTCCATGTCTACCTTTCATTGAAATTATAAGAAGTTATTATATCACATTGGATAGGAGTCTAGCAGAGTATTCACATATACTTCTTCATCATTTATTCTTTTAGAATATTTTTGATACATTTCCATGATCCAATGTTTGACGAATTCTGGCACTATCGGATCCTCTTGATCTTTAACAAGTAGTGTCGGATCATTCTTAATATACTTTTCGACTGTTTGTGCCGGTATCTCCAATAGCGCATTTCTTACTTCTAAAGGCATTTGTATTGCTCTGAGGACTCTGTCACTAATCACTGCTATTGGCTCTCTATTGCCAAATTCGAGATAAGCTAATCCCCATTCTATTATAAGTCTGAATAGCTCTTCTAGGGTAGACCCAATACATTGTGGATGTATGGCCCATAGACTCTTTGAATCTTCTTTTGAAAATTGATCTATGTAATCTCTATCTATTTCATCGTATGTGATGATTGCATGTGGTGCTAAATCTAAAACTGTTTCATGTCTAGTTACAATCTTAAATTTACCTAAGGGATTATCATCTAGTCTTTGTATTCCATGATTAGAAATTGTTTTAGACATAAAATCCATTGTTCCATGAGTTATGTCTTCAAAACTTTTAATCATATAATTATTATTAGAGCAAACATCACCATAAAAACTTTCACTATATGTCGGAACTGCTCTCCATAGTAAAAAACCTCTATATTTTCTTTCGCATGGATTTTTTAATTTGATGTCCCAATTAAGTCTACTTTGATTCCATGAATATAAAAATTCTGCTGAAAGTTTGGGTTCTTCAACTGGAGGTCTCCAACAATTCATATCTTTGTTCCAGACCCAATTATTATACGGCTGCTTCTGTTTATCCTTATTATCCACTAAATCATTTACAGAAGAATATGATATTGTTAAAATATCTGAATTTTCTCCTATAGCCTTAGCTTGAATGCCAGCTTGACTATTGAGAAATGTTATTAATTGTTTTAAAGTATAGATTTTAATATCAAAAAAGTTAATTGATTCTTTTTTTAGATTAGAAATCTTAAAATTACTATCAACTTGAGATACAGTTATTCCCTCATGTGTTTCGAGTATAATTTGATCAGAAGAAGGAATATACTTTTTTAAAACATCATAAATACTAATTCCCTGATTTTCTTTTAAAAAACTAATATATTTCATAAGTTACACCTTAATGTTCAGTTGATTCATCAAACGGAGGGGGCGTACTTGTGTCGAATATATCCCTACGTCCATTCATAACTTCTAATGAATAATCAGAATTATTATTTACAAATTCTTTTAGTTCTTCAATTGAATGAATTTTAATATCAAAAAAATCAATTGATTCTTCTGTCAAATTTGAAAAATCAAAATCATCATTAACTTTGGAAATAGATAATTGACCAAAATAAGAATTAAGTAAAAAGAATGTTTTATCACTAGACGGGAAAAGGGTACCTAAAGTTTCGTATATATTTATATTATTCTTATATTGACAAAACGTTACATATTTCATTTTTTTTTAATCATCCAATGTTTCATAGGTTGCTTCTACTTGCACTTCTGTTACTGTAGCATAGTATAAATTATCGCCCGAATAGAGAGCTGAATCTATATCAAAAGCTATGTTATACGGTGGATCATTAATGACATTAGGAGTTGATATATATGTCTCATATGCCGAAAGATTATATATATTACCATACTGTGTATAATTGATTCCATCAACAACAAGACTAGATATTTGAGGTGAACCTGTAGGGCCAACCCTAATGGAGAACTTATATAGTTTTGCGTTCCTATGACCAGCGGGTAATGACGGAGTAAAGTTTGCCGAGAATCTTTCTGTCACTCTGGATGATACTTTGGTAGTTGTAGGAATCGTATATGTCGCAGATCCTGATGCCACACAGAGTGGAACATCAGCTCCATATTCACCATCGGTTTGTGTAAAGTAGTTATCTGCCGCTGATGTATAATTACTAGTTCCACCAAAAACGCTAACATCATTACCAGCTGTTTTGTAAACAAATAAGGTGCCACCAAAAGAGTTAGTATTGTTAGCTGGCGTTGTTCCTCTTGGTGCTAAAAATACCGTTGATCCAGAAGACGACATCACAAAGTATCGTTGATTAAAGGCGCTATTACTGCTACTTACAACGGTAACCTCATCTGCGTATTGTAGAATGCATCTTGAATCTGACTCTAAAGCCAGTATGACATATGGTGAGTACCCGGTGGCTCTTACTATAGAAGAAATGCCATATCTCAAGCTAGTTACTGTCGTAGTGATTGATGGGTATGAGGATGAAATTGCGTGATTGGAGTCTAAAAAGTAAAGGTTTTGGGCATAAAGGGCAGTGCGCGCAAAGGCTGTTATTACTTTGAACTCCGTAGCAGTTCCAGATACATTACGATATGGATAAGAGAACCATATAGAACCTTGATTCCCATCTGAACCCATAGAAGAAGAATATTCTGAGGCGTTAGAACTCGATGTTGTACTACTGGCTGATATCCAGCCAGTAGTTTTAGTAGTCCATGTTTTTCCTCTTATTGCTTCAGTGTACTGTTCATTATTACTCCATGGCCCATATATCCCAAGGTCAGAATAATATACTCTTGCTCTAAATCGGTATTCTCTTGTTTGAACTACGGAGAAATTTTGTCCATAATAACTTGTACTAGTTCCGGTAACAACTTCAGTTCCAAGGAATGAAGTTGTACCTAGCCAGGCAAGATTACCCCTAGTTCTATATTGCCATTCCCATTGTATCTTTGCATTACCGTTATTGTATGCGTTAATATCAGTAAAAATAGGTAAATTAGTATCTGTAGTATTATTGAAACCATCGTACCTAAATGGTATGGTTGGCGTATGAAGTGGATACGTGCTTCTTGCACTAGAAAAAGAACTATAAGAACTATAGGAGTCTACTGGCGATCCATAATAGGTTCTTGCGCGACAATAATATGGAGTGTTTGGCGTCAAGCCAGTAAATTGGACTGTTCTAGAAGCAGTTGTATTATCTAGGGGAAGAATACTACTATTGAGTGTTTGTACCGGTGCACTTCCATTTTCTGTCCATATTTCAAATCGAATATATGCTGCAACTCCGTTAGTTGAATAGTTGGAACTAGAGCTAGATGAAAATGATAGTTTTGTGGAACTGATTGTTCCTGTATTTGTTGGCGTTGTTGGAGTTGTTTTTGAATATGATGTGGTCGATGCATCTAGCGTTGATGTCACACTAAACTCTACAAAAGTTCCCTCTGCGTCATAAAATGCGGTGTAGCTAGAAAAATTATACGACGTTCCTGGAGTTAAATCGGAAAAAGTAAATGTTTGATTTATTGTGCTGGTTGTTGGATCAGCTGGGCTACTTTGAAAATTCCCCGGGTTACTTGTTCTATACGCATAAACTTTTTTGTTATCAGAACTTGATGCTATGACCCTCACGGTAACAGAAGTCGGAGTTGCGCTTACGAAGCTAAAGGTTGGAGGAGTGCTATCAGTTATTCTTGAATAAAAAGTTGTCCAGTCATTTGCTCCTGGACCAGTTTTAATTTCTCCCTTATTAACACTTGCCCAATCGTTAGGTCCAGATCCTGTTTTAATTTGTATAGTCATAATAAAATCCTAAGAAAGATATATATCTCCAATAGCGCCATCAGTTGGCCTTCCATTATTAGGTTGGTCGAGCATTTTATACTTGATATTTCTTAAAATCATAGTATTTAAAGCTCCGCC